AGGGTACTTCAAAAGCATCTCCTGTTTCTGAGAGAAATCCGGTTGTGGTTCTGAGCATTTCAAACTGCAAAGTCGCATTTGAAATTGTTAAGGTCTTGAGATCAAAAATGCTTCGCAGTTGTGCAAGATGCCCCTGAGTTGTACTGACTCCTGTGTGTGGCTTCGTCACAAGATTTAGGTTGAACTGATAACTGACAGTCCTCCCCCCTTCACTGACCGGAAATTCTGCTGAAGTGGCAGAAGCCTGTTGAAGTCTAGGGACAATATAGGTTTCATTATCAGTAAATCCTGTGCGCACCTTTGTGGTTTCATAAGAAGCATTTTGAGCAGACCAATTGATGTCTGTTCTCGTTCCCCACTGAGTTGCAAAGTAGGCTAGGACGCCATTCTCAAGATCAGCAATCGTTGTCATAGTGTGGAGAAGCGTTTTTCCATATTTCTAACCGCTCTAGCAACAAACCCCTGATTCTGTGAACTATGCCCATTCTCCAGCCTTTCGGCATATGGCAGATTATTTGTGAAGTAGATGCTTGAGTCTGTTTCACCTAGTCCACTCAGTTCAGCTTGAACAGCCTGAACTTCTGAAATCGTTGCAGGTTGCCCTTTTTCAAATTTGGTTGTGGGTTCTTCTCCGGTTGGCCTGCTCCCCAATCCTGCTTGCCAATTGCTTCTGAATCGCCCTGTGTCCACAGGAGAACCCTGCAAAATTTCTGAGAAGCCCTGCAGAGAAATGGCCCTGATCTGCTTCAGTAATCTTTGTTTGACCTGATCTGCTGCGGTGTCCAATCCTTTTTGTGTTATTGGCACAAAACCTCCCAAACAAGTTGAGAACTGCCTAAATTGATTGGGGTCACCTGACTGATCCCGAAGTTTCTACTCTGAAAAGTTAATTGAACCCCGATCAAATCTTTTGGAGAAACATTTGAGAGTGGTTTCATTACCAGATTCAAAACTGCGTTCTTCCCTTCTACAGTTTGAAGATTCCTGTCATTGCGCTGAATAACTGAAATCGTAGGGGCTGACCCTCCTGAGAATGTTCCTGCAGAGATGTCATAATATGAACCTGCAGAGATCCCTCCAGTAGCAGGAGAATAAGAACCCTGAGTTTGCAAATGAAGTGTGGCTGTCTGAGTGAGCTTGACCCCTCCAACCCCTTTTGTTGAGAAGAGTTGATTGATTGTCTTGCTAACTGTCTGAGCTACAGCCATTTCATGAACCCATTCGGGAGGTTAAACTTCCAATGTAGAATCGTCACCATTACCGATTCCCTCCCTTAACTTCTATGCCAACGAGTTGACAGGACATATTCAGCAATCAACGCTTTCACTGTGCTGAGAGAACCCTGCCCCGTTGCATCAATTCGGCTATCTTTTCTTGTGCTGTCATACTTGATCACAACCAACTTATTTAGGGCTTCTAGTTCTTGAATCTCTGAGCCATCCAATGCACTTGAATCCGTCTTATTGTTATAAAGAAAGATCAGCATCTGATACTGAGCTTCTTTAATCTTGTCGGGAATCGTGTTGGGCTCAAAGATCCTCTGAAGTGGATGCTCCCGAAGATGCTTGTAAATCTGATAGGCTGATTTCAGATGAGGAGAGTAATCAATTCGGGGATACTCAAGAGCTTGAGTGTCCGATTGTCTTACTCCCCTCCACTGATCTATTAAATCTAAAGACCGAGTTGAAAATCTGAGCCATTGCTCTTTTTGGGTAGTGGTCAATGCTGCCCAAGTATCCGCAAAGAAGATGTCACCACTAAAGCGAGTATCTGCCTCACTCACAGAATTGTAAGAATCCGCAGAAGCCCCTCCAATAGTGGTGTCTAAGCTCATTTCTTCTTATCAGCCTTTTTAGGTTGCGTGTCTTCTGTAGTCACAACAGGCTCAGGCTTTGGCTGAGTTTGCACTTCAGCTTTAGCCTGTTTCTGTTGTTCCTCAGAATGGCGAAAACTAATCATTCCCATAATTAAGCAGAGACTAGAGATTTCAGAGCTACAACAGGAATATTTTTGCTGTCATAGACTGCAGTCCAATTGGTTGGAGTCGCCAACTCTGCATTGGTTGGGCTTGAGCCTGCTGGAGATCCTACCCACTTAAATCCATTGGGGTGCATGATGTAGCGTCTTCGGTTTATCAGTACGTCCTCAGATTTGAGAGAATCCCGATCAACTTCAGTTGCATCATCAGCGTCTAGTGTCCCAACACCTCGACTGAATGCCCCTTCAGCGAAGACATACGTTGTGTAGGTTGAGCCTGAGACTTCAACACCATCATCAACGAGGATGTTCATGCCCATATAAGTTGGGAATTGGAAGGGGAGATTGCTAGGCTCTGAAACATACTGAACCAGATCTAGCTTTCGGAGGCTGTGATAAATCGCAGAGTGGCAAACGATAGTGGACAGTTTGTCGTAAGAATCACCAATCTTTGCAATCGTGTCGATCAACATTGTATTGGTTAGGGCCGCAGCATTCTGATCATTCAAGTGTGTTGAAGTGATCGGGCCAGAAGTCCCAAACAATGCTTTTAGAATATTAGCGACAATCTTCTGCTCCTCTCTAACCCAATAATCAGCGACTAAATCACCGATTACTCTCATTGGGTCTTCACCAGAAACATACTGAGCGAGGAAACTTGAACCAAAAGATTTGGCCCTGTTTAGAGCAACCCCGATCTGGCTTTGATTCCCATCAAGAGCATTCACTGTAAGAGCAGTGTTGTCCTCGATGATCTCAGAATCGCCTGTTAAATCTTTGAAGAAGGGGAGGTTGAAGGTCGAGCCGCCACCGCTTGCCAACTGATCAAGAGCAGGGTTAGAAATAACAAGCCCACTTTGCAGAAGGTTTGAGCGGACAGCAGATTGCTCAATGGTGTATGGGGTAAAGATTGAGGGAACAATTACGTTCGCTAGACGGGTAGCCGCCATTGTGATCTCCTATTTAACATCATGTTAAATTTAGGGCGAGATTTTAGACCCGCCCCGCAGGAGATTCACCCTGTGACTATGAAAAGGAAGTGTTCTTTAAATCTGCCTCACCGAAACAGATTGATTTAACGTAGTGTTAAAAAAACGAAATAAAAATACAAGCGGTTTTTATCAACTCTTATTTTTATCAGCTTCAACTAATCTTTTAGCCCACTCATAGGCAGGATCACCACCCCAAGCAAGCCACATTACATAACCTTTTGAGGGGTTCTCATTATTGCCAAAGTTCTGACCCTTTTTGTCTACTTGATGCCTCGACAGATAAGAGTACATCCTTTTAACTGTTGTCATGCTTAGATTCTCGCCTTTTGCGAGTTGGGCAGCACGATTCCAGCCTACTAAGGTTCCTGCCCCTTTTGCTTTCCCTTCAGCTTTGAATTTCCTCGCCTTCTTTGCTGCCGCTTGAATTTCTTTGGTGGGCTTTGGCATCTTGCTCCTCCTTTTTTTTCATCAAGATTTTTTCAATATAAACACAAGCATCTAGCATCTCTTCCTGCAAGTGCTGCAGCCAATTGAGTAAACTCAGATCATCCCGATCCATTGTCACCCCATAATTCTGCATTCCCAACTCAGCCCTCAGACAGATCTTCTTGATAACCTCACTGTTCACTGAATCCAAATCATCAATAATCACAACTCAACCCCAACCTCTCTCGCAAGTCTCTTAGCCTCTGCAGGATTCTCCTGATAGAGTTTCGCCTGTGCTGTCAGGTTGAGAGTTTCTTTAGCAAATGGGTTGACCTTTGGGGCTTCTCCTCCGCTTCCTCTGCTGTTAATTCCTGTGTTTGGGCTGAAGAAATAAGGGCTGTTCTTTAGCAGTTCATTGGCCCACTCAACAGGATCTAAACTCAGTCCGGTTGAGCGATCTACAAGCCGATCATCTTTTACTTCAATCTCATTTTGAGCCCTTCTCAAAACATCAGACAGAGCCCCCTTCTGAAGCTGTCCAACTTTGTTGAGCCCTTCTGTAATTGTTTTTTCAATAGTCATCCTCGACATTTCAGCCTGCAGCCGCAACGCTTGTGTTCTTGTCTCTTCAATCTCAGCCTCATATTTTTTTCTAGTTTCTGAGAGCTTTTGATTTAAGAGCTTATCCATCTCAGTTGCAGGAATCATCTCTTTCTCTTTTACCTGCTTATGAGCTTCAATTGCAGCCTTTAGATCATTCGGGTCTAGGTCTTCCACTAATGAAAATCTCCCCTGCATTGCTTCAAGCTGCTCCTGCAGTCTGGTGTTGTTATCCCGAAACTCTTTGACCTTTTCCCTCAGAGCCTGACGGTCTTGCTCCCCCTCAAGATCTAAGGTGAAGCCCTCACCCTTTGGCTTGTACAAACTCTGCAGGCTCTCGTCCACTTCTTCTAGGCTGTTAATATAAGTCTTCAGTGCCATTAAATTTCCTTATTCTTCAGTTAAGTTTTCAGATTCTTTTGACCAATCAACCTTCTTTTCTTTGACCTTTCTTACCTTTGGGGCAGGTTGACATTTCATACATCGGTTCAATCGGTCAAACTGCATCCCCATATAGCAGGTTGACCCAATCCAACCGCATCTTGAGCAGGTAATTAACACCGTCATTAACGAGGTGTTTTGTCTAAAGAGTTTTCGTTAATCCTGCGTTTAAGTTCTTGCAAACTAAGCTCTCTTCCTGACTGATTCACCATCTGATACAGATCAGCCTTCCCTTCTCTCCATAAGTCCGCCCGACCTTTGCCAATCATCTCATTCTGAGATTCCTCAGACTGTTCTCTAAACCAATCCTCCATATTGCTAGTCGTTGATCTTCTCGCCAAACCTCTGCGTGGGCCTGTGTTAGAAGCTCTCACCACTTCTTCTAACTCTAGTCCCATCTCTTCAGCTTTTTTGTCGATCTCCTCAATACCTACGATCACAGGAACAAGCACTGAACGACAGCGAAAATGGCGAGGTGGTTGAAGGTAACTCTTATTGTGTCCCTGAGGCTTGTAATCGGGTAAAGACCATCTGAGCCCATCATGAGATCGGCAGAGTAGGGTTGTGCGTCCATCTAGGGTTGCCAACGACTGCACCCCCTCAATCACATCCTGATTATCTTCATAGACTTTTTTTCTAGCCTCATTGGTCACAGAGTGGACGGCTGTTCTAGTGATTGCTTCCGCATTTCTTTTTGTAGTCTCTAAAATACCACCCCGATAATTTCCCTGTTTGTCTCTTTTGCCTAATACTCTGTCTCTGATTTGGTTCTGTGTCTCGCCTAGTGCCAACCCTTTTCTAACTTCCTGCCCGACTCTTCTTTGCAGATCTTCATCAAGTCGAGAAAACCACGAAGGAGAGCCATCTTTTGTTGACTGATTAAAAAGAGGCAACCCCTCAATCAATGTCTGATCAACAAGTGTTGCAAAAAATGTTGGGGGTGAGGCTACAGAAATCAGGGGGATTCTTACGGCTAGATTAATTTCATTGGCGGCTTGTAATGCTTGCAATTCTGCAAGATCAGTGAGGCTTTCTTTCAAACTGTCTGAGGCTTTGGTGAAGGGCTCTTGATTTAATGTCTCAGACATGAATTCATTCTGTGCAAGAACCCTTTGCTGTTGGAATTCTGTCAATTCGTTGAAGTTTCTAAGCTCTCTTCTTAACTCCTTCAGCAGTTCTTCCAAAAGCTCTTTGATTGGGCCGTTTACTAGCCTTCTCTCAATCCTTGAAAGGTTGACAGCATTCTTAAAAACTTCTTCTTTGAGAACTTCTGCAAAGACCACATTACTCCTCAACCGCAGAGATCCCTGTGCCTAGATTCATTAAGTTCTCTCGCTCTTCATCATACGTCCAACCGTCAGGATAAATCTCAAAACGTTTACGGAGTTGGAATGCCACTAAAGGGCTGATCAATCCCTGCAGTTCCGCTTCATTGATTGCTTTTAGGGTGTCAGGATTAAAGGCTTCATCAACAAAATCCCTATTTATTGAAATAGAAAAAATCTCATCTTCTCCTACAACCCCACGATTCCACATCAAGAATTTTTCTGTCAGCCTTTTTAGCCCCTGCTCTGTTGTTTCTACCAACACATTTAGCAGGCTAGACTCTGCGCCCATTCTTGTTCTTGCAGATTCTGCTGACTCCACTTGTCTTCTTGCTTGGATCAGTCTTGCCCCCATCATCACAGCCTGCATCACCTTCTCTTCCATTGCCCCCTTCAGTTGAGAAAGCCCAGCACCTGAGAACTCTAAGAAGCTCACTTTGGCATCGGGGGGCTCTAGAATAATTGGGGTGTTCGGGCCTAAGGAGAACTTTGCATCTTCTGCTCTGATGCCTGAGACGACAGGAGTCGGTACACCCAAAGCATGTAGCCCCTGCTCGTAATCTGCTGAGTTTCTGAATATTGAAAGCAGAAGGTTGGCGAGGTGGAGCATTGGAGGGTCTGCGATCTTACAACCTAAATGCCCCACATTGAAAATTACTGCGGGGATAGATTGCAATCTGCCATTTGGCCCTGTCGGAGTCAGTTCCTCAATCTTCTCCCAACCGTCTTTATTGTATTTGTATCGGCAGGCTAAATACCCATCTTCTTCTAGTGTAAGAACTAAACGAATCTTGTTTTGATAATACTGCCCTTTTGCATACTCAATGGTGGGCTCATTTAAAACAAGTTTTGTCGGTTCAGCCTTACCTTCCCAATAGAAAATGTCTTCTGCTTTATACAGAGAGACATACCAAAGGCTGTTGGTTTCGTTGTAGTCCAAAAGGGCTAAAACTCTTCCTGTGATTAACAACTCTCTCATCAGTTGAGTCGCTAGCCCTGTTATACCTTCTTCATTGAGGGTCATCTTGTCCCAGAAATCAACTAACTCTTCTGAGCCTGTTGTAATGATTTTTTTTCGCTGAATATCTCCTAGTCTGCCTTCTACTGTTGAGGAGAACAGGCCCAATAATGTCGCCCTGTTGACATAATCAAAATAGGCTTCTGCAGGCATACCATAAGGGCGAGGGAGATACCCTCTATTCTCAGAGAACTCTTTAACTGCATCCTCACCTAAATAAAGATGTCGGCATCTCTCCCAATACCGCAGCATTTTATCATATTCGGGGTGTTGGGTTTCGTAGAGGTTCATTTTTTGTTAAAGTCCTTTGGCTCTGATTTGTGTTAGTTGGCCTGTTCGGTTTGGTGATTCTTCAAACAAGCAGTACCCAAGTGCAGTTGTGACGTGCTGCTCTCGTTGGCTGTCATCCTCAACATAATTAGCCCCCTTTTTTAAATGCACAGTGTCTAACCCTTTAATTAAGGTTTTACACTTGGGGCTGATCTTAATTCTTACTTTCCCATCTGCTGATTTTAACAGTGCGTTAACTAAATTGTGTCTTTCTCTCACAGGTGGATTTGATCGGGGAACTTTTTGATTTGTGAAGCCTGCTCTTCTTAGGATTTCAAAGTCTGTCAGCCTACTTCTTGTATCTCTCGCTTGCCCACTAGCATCCCCATAAATCACCACCCCTTCGGAGGAGTAACGGGATAAAAATTCTTCAACGGCATCATGCGTGTCCGCTTTGTCGAGAATGATTTCATCAATAACATGATATTCATTCGTGCGAGGATGAAACTGCAGAATGCAACTAGACATCGGCTTACCCATCCCAATATTGAAATCATGCGACCAAAGGAGGGGTAGCCCTTCTTCTCTTCTAACCTCATCTGATACGTTATGACTGCGTGAAAAGGATGTGTAAATCCTATTTTGGTCAAGAGCCACCCACTCCGAAAGAACCATTCTGCGATACATGCTTTCAGAGTAGGTTGATTTGAGGGTGTCAATGTAATCCTTTGGCAGATGCGGATTGTCTTCTGTTTTGGCATAGAAAACATCTGTCCTCTTTGGATTAACATTCTCAACAAATCTCTGATACATCCACGTTGAAGGATCGTCTAAGGTGGAGGTGTAAAGGCTTTGCAATCTGCCCATCCGTTTATCTCTCAGACGGGCATTTAAAACATCTATTGCTTCCTTCCTCGTCTGCCATACCTCATCAGCCCAAAACCAACCAACTTCCAAACCGCTCAGTCTTTCATAATGCTCTAGGGATCTGATCAGCACTCTAGTTTGCCCTGAGGGTGTCTGAATCAGCAGATCAGTTGGGCCTCGACCTCTAGGGATCTGAGCAGGAAGCATTTTAACTCCTGCCTTGCCTGCGATGTCATACAGAGCCCTGATTGTTGTGTCATAAAGCTGAGGGTAGGTATTAGAAACGATCAGCCCATAAACATCCTTAGGAGTCTTCCTAGCCTTCAAAATCGCCCAAAGAGAGCCAATCATTGTCTTACCTGCCCCAACCCCACCACCTAGAAAAACCTCTCTCTTCTTTGAGGCTAAGACTCTGTATTGGTGGTGGAGCAGGGCTATATCTTGTGGCAAAACTCAGCCCTGTTCTTCTTCCGTCTCTTCTAACTCGCTAGGTAGTACGATTCGGATTGAATTGGAATCTAGGGTTGTGATCGTCTCTTTTGTTTCCTTCATTAACTCAAGCCGCAGACTCTCAGGAAGATTAATTCCAAACTCTTCAAAGGCTCTTGCAGTCTCTAATGCTGACAGCTTCTCTTTTTCTCTCTTGCTGTAGATCTCTTTGATTTTATCAACCTCTTCCTGCCTGCCTAAAAGTTTATCTCCCCACTTGTCAGGATGTCGAAAATTAAGCCACATTCTGATTGCACCCATATCAGGAGGAAAGTATTTACTAACTCTTTTGACATCGTGGCGAATAATGTTGTTCTGGGAGTCTCTAACAGCCACTAATTCTTCAACAGACTCTTTAAATCCGGTCGCTCTTTTATAGAGAGCATTGGTTATTTCTTCCTGTGCTTTCCTCCTCCCTTTGTTCACCGAGGCAGCTAATGCGCTGTGTCTCGCCTTATATCCTCTCCACGCACGTTCAGAAACGCCAAAAAAAGCAGCCATTTCCTTTTCGTTGTAACCCTCTCTAGAAAGCTGTTCAACCTGCTCTAGATAAGGTTCAACCTTTTCAAAATAAAGTTCTTTAGGCATTTTTGTGCCTCATTTTCATCCCATATTCATTGGGTTCAGTTGGTACAACAAAACCTTCCTTTTTAATCAATTTGTTCGCCTTAAAGGGTCTGTAATCAACATGATGTTGCCACCTTCCAAACTTGCGACTAACTCTGCAAACATCGGGGTGTTGATCTGCCAAACTTTTAGCCATTGAATAACGGCCATCAAAGTTCTGATCTT